CTACTTATTTTACAGACGAGCAGAACAAAGAAGATATAGGGCTGATGTTTATAGATATACTTAAACATTACAATATTTCAATAGAAGAACTATACAAAATGGATGTACTTGAAAATAGACTTGACCCAGATTACTCTTATGAAATCGAGGTGGAATTAAAGCATAAAGTTATAAGTAAAGAAGAATGTTAGTTTTTTTATTACCTACAACGTAGGAATAAACGCCACTAAACAAAAATAACCATGACACCAAAAGAGAAACCAACCAATCAAAACTCCTCAAAGCAACTTAAATAGACCTTTAACCGGGTCTTTTTTATTGCCTAAAACTTAATTTAGATAAATCTAAAAATAAATTTGGATTAGTCTAAAAATGTATTACCTTTGTTGTAGGGGTTGTGTTTTATTATGAATCATAGCCCCCTTTTCTTGCTTTGTGGGGTTGTGGTTCTGATACGGAACTAATGGAAGCAAAGACCTTAAGAAAATATGACAGCAAGTCAGTGAGTGATCTAATAAAGATCGCAACTAGACACTTCAATAAGTTTATCCGGAACAGAGACAGCAATGAGGGTTGTTTCAAATGCATTAGCTGCAGCAAGGTGAAACCTAATGAAAAACTCCAGGCTGGACACTTCAGAAGTGCAGGTCATTATCCCTCGGTAAGATTCAACGAAAAAAACGTTCACGGCCAGTGTAAGAGGTGTAACCTGTTTCTGAGCGGCAATCTAGCTGATTATGCCAAGAACCTAACAGCAAAAATAGGGACAGAAGGAATGCAGGAGATCGAAGATTTAGTAGGAAGGTCAAAGCAACTAGGTTTCAAATGGGATAGAATATCTCTTATCGAAACAATCGAAAAATACAAGAAACTAAATAAGGAACTATGATCGAATACATCTTAGAATACAACATGCAAAATCCATTATGCTCAATGCTTTGGGTAATGTCAATTGTTGGTACAGCAGTATTAATAACACGATCGCTATTTAAGCCTAGAAGTGAGTAAGAAACGCAAAATAAAAGACGGCTTCTGGTTCAAGGTGGTTAACATCGTTCCTAGAATAGATTCACCCGATCTAGAGCTACCTATTTATTGCGTTGAGGAATCAAAAGAAATGGCCTTATACAAATTCAATCTCGCTATAGGTCAGAAGAAGAAATGCGACTACATCGGTGAAGTGAAAAGCGGAATAATCCAATCAACCGGAGAAAGGTTAGTCATTGGCACTGATAACAAACCAGTTAAAGACTTAGAAGAAAGGAATAATTGATGTCTTATTCAAAAGAGGAAATAGAGTTTTTGTTTAGTTCCATCTGTAAAAAGATGGGTGAGGAGGGAAGGTCTTTGAGGTCTGTTTTGAGTGAGGAAGGTATGCCGGATAGATCTACATTTTATGAATGGATAAGAAATGATGATTTAAAATCCGACCATTACGCGCGCGTGAAAGAAGATAGAGCCGACTATATTTTCGAGGATATACTCAATATAGCTGACGAAACCCATAACGACAGGAGGGTGAAATCAGATGGAGCAGAGGTTGTTGATCACGAGGCTATCCAAAGGTCTAAATTAAGAGTTGACGCTAGGAAATGGATGTTGAGTAAGATGCTGCCTAAAAAGTATGGCGACAAAATCGATGTTACATCTGATGGAGATAAAATCGGAGGGGATAAGTCTATAAACATTAGCCTTGATGGAAAGGACATAAACCTTGGTAGCTAATGAACTTCGATCCTAATCCTTTGTTTTACCAAATGTGTAACATATTCCAAGAGAATTACACTCCAGACAATAAGGTAGTTATATGTAATGAAGGAGGAACAAGAAGCTCAAAGACTTGGGATTTATTCCATTGGATTGTTGCTTTCTGTGACCACAACAGGAATCAAGAAAATGAGATTTACATACTCAGAGATACCTTAACTAATTGCAAGGATAAAACGTTTAGAGATTTTAAGAAGTGCATGAAGCTTATTGGTTACTCATTTAAATATTTCTCAGAGCATCAAAAGCCTTATGTAAACATATTAGGTAACCACGTTTTTTTTAGAGGTTTAGATGACGAGAAGAACGCCGAAGGATACCCAAGTGACATTTTGTTTATCAATGAAGCCTTAGAAACTCAAAAGAGTAAAGTTGACGGATTAAAAATGAGATGCAGAAAGGCTATGATTCTAGATTGGAACCCAAAGTTTACTGATCATTGGTGCTTTGATTTAGAGGGTCAACCAAACACGTTTTTCACTAGAACCAATTACAAGAACAATAAGCACCTTCAAGGGTCAATTGTCCGAGAGATAGAGAGTTACGAGCCTTGGCTTCCTGGTAGTTATGAAATAATTGATGGAACTGAACTTCACTATAACGGTCAATTAATCGATGCTAAAAATCAACCTCCTCCACACCCAGCAAACATTAATAACAATACGGCTGATGAGTTTCGATGGAAGGTGTACGGCCTTGGTCTAAGAGGAGCAATGAAGGGTGTAATTTTCAACAATGTCCGATACATCGATGAGTTCCCAAACATAGCTCATACCTACGGGCTAGATTTCGGGTTTACCAATGACCCTACTGCATTAGTGAGGTATTCTGAAGATTCAACAGACATTTACTTAGAGCTCCTTTGCTACCAACCAATCGAAACACCTCAAGAGATTGATTCCTACATGCAGGAGATTGATATTGAAAGAAACGTACCTATTACTGCGGATAGTTCAGATAAATACACAAGCGAGCACAGAGGGAGTGTTGAAATGGTAGAGAGTCTTTATGAATTAGGCTGGACTATCGATAAAGTAAGCAAAAGAAAGAACGTAATGTTCTGGCTTCTTTCAATGAAGAATAAGAGGATAAATATTGTAAAAAATCAATTCTACCCTCAAGCAAAAAAAGAACAACAAAACTACATTTTCAAGGAAATTAACGGAATAGCTATCAATCAACCTGTCGATAAGTTCAATCACTTTTGGGATGCTGCTCGATACGCTCACATGGCATATAATCAAGAAACACAAGAAATATACGCATGACACTAACAGACGACGAAGCAATTGACTATATAAAATCCAATCAGTCAATCAAACCAAAATGGAACGAAGCTAGATCTCAATCGAAAGAGCTTTTTGCTTTGATTGAAGGTTTAGATTACTCTGAGGAGCTAATTAAAAGAATAGAATTTGTCGAGACTGAGGGGAGAGCTAAGTCGAGGAAGAAGTATAGCCGCCCTATTATTGATTTATTTGAAAGACTTTCGAAGCCTATAACCAATGTATTTACAGCGACAGGAGGGGAACTAAGATACAATATCGACAACGACGAAACGAGGAAAAAATTCATATCCGAAATCACTAATGTCAGAGACAATAAGTCGCTTCGAAAATATCTTCAAAACACTTGGACTAGGATGTATGCGAGCGATCCAAACGGGGTTATATTCTTAGAATACAACACTAATGAAGAAAAAGGACCAGTTAAAGTTTGGCCTACTTACAAGAGTGCTTTATCGATTAGAAGTTACGTACCTAACGGGCAATTATTGGAAGTGTTACTATTTGAACCCAAAAAGATTGACGATAAAAATTACTGGCGTATTGTTGATGATAATCAAGATAGAACTTTTAGGCAGGAAGGCGATGAGTTTATTCTAGAAGAAGATAGGTCTTTTATACATCCATTCGGAAAGGTTCCTGGCGTGATTGCGTCTGACCTTAATAACCTAGGGTGCCCAATTAAATTATCAGGATTCAACAAGATAATACCGTTATCTAAGGAGCTTGCTGCTGATAGCTCAGTGAAGACGATATACAAAAGGATCCAAGGAAACCCTATCCATTGGAGATATGCGATAAGATGTAAGGACTGTTCGGGTCTTGGTAAGGATGGTAATAAAATTTGTAGTAGTTGCTCTGGAAAAGGAGTGATGAATAATGGGGATGTTACAGACATGATTCAGCTCCCTATACCAAGGCCTGACCACAAGGTTCTAGCTCCAGATGTTGCTGGGTACGTTTCCCCAGACCTTGAGTTTTTAGAGTTTGCAACAAAGGAGATAAAAGAGCTTGAAATTACTGCTCACGAAACTCACTGGGGAACACTATTCGGAGCCAGAGAGGAAATTGTAAAAAGCAAAACAGCAACGGAAATCAGGTTTAGTCAGCAACCAATGGAGCAAAAGCTAAATGAATATGCTGATGTCGCTGAATGGATAGAAAAGCAATTATCTGAATGGGTGTTGAATTTCTATGATAGCTCAAAAAGCAGGGAGGAGTCCAAGATCATGATACACTACGGAAGAAGATATATCATGGAATCACCAGATGCTATTTTAATCAGGTACGATGAAGCAAGAAAAGAACAACAAAACAACGTTGTGCTTGATAGGCTATTTAGAGAGTACTTAACAGCTAAATATAGAAACAATCCGACAGACCTAAAGATTAACATCAAGAAGTCAGATGTCGAGCCTTACATCCACATGTCTACGGATGATATCATTACTGTATTCGGAGTGGAGGAAGCTCAACGTAAATCACTTTTTGAGAAATGGTGGAAAACGCTAGACGAAAAACAAAAAGAAGACAAAGATTCGAGTGTTCTTGAATCAGAATTCAACACCTGGTTCGATCAAAACAAAATAGCAAATCAAAATCAAAATCAAAATGAATAAAAATGAAATCGTAGTATGTTCTAAGCATTCAATGCTAAGAAAAGGAACAAAATTCAGTGAGTCGCACACCGAAGAGTTAAGGACAGGGCTAACAATACCCAGATATATGGTGGATGATTTCAATAGTCAAAGTCAAAATTCCGGCATTATATATAAGATCGATGAAGAGGCAACGGAAAAATGGGCAGAAGAAAACAACAAGCTAATTGAAGAGCGAAAAGAGAACGAAAATGCGTCAAAGCTTGTATCTGATGCATTGGGAGACTTAGCGAAAAAAGCTGTTGCTCCAAAGAAAAAAACACCGCAAAAAAGTTCATCAAAATAAACACAAATGGCAATTGAAAATTTATCAGCGATAGAGAAATCGTTAGGACTAGAGGAGGGAACTCTCCAAAGCGCAATTGACAACGAAGAATCCGTGTCAGTTGAAATTCCGGAACTGGAAATATTTACCAAAGACGACTTTAACAAAAGGATTGAAAATGTAAAGTCAGAAGCCGGCAAAGCTGCGGTTGAGATTGCAGTAAAAAAATCTAGAAACGACTTGGGGTTAGATTTCGAAGGTAAAACGATGTCGAATCTACTGGAAGCGCATTCAAAGAAAGTATTGGGCGAAGCTAAAATTGAACCAAATAAGAAGATTGAAGAGCTTACCAAGGATAATGAACTGCTTAAAACCAATCTTTCCACAATCCAGCAAGAGTTGCAAACCACCAAAGATCAGTGGAGTCAGGAGAAAAGTTCTGCTAAAAGAGACGCCTTAATTTTATCATCAATTCCAGAGAATACCATAATCCCAAAACAAGATATTCTATCGATATTCAAATCTACGCACGAAGTAGAGTTTACGGAAGGTGGTGGTCACCAGGTGAAAAAGAATGGGCAAGTGCAAAAAAACAGCACGAATCTTGACCCTCTTTCAGTAAGTGATTACATGTCTAACTTTTCCACACCGTATCTAAAAGCAGCCTCTGGAGGTGCAGGAGCAGGAGATGAAACAGGTAATCCAAAGAAAGGATCATTTGAAGCATTTGAAAAAGAGGCAGAAGATGCTGGGTGGTCAATCGAAGAAAGAAACAACATTATGAGTGATCGGATAAAAGCCGGCACATTAGAAGTATAATAATTTTAGGGTAGTCTAAATAATATTTTAGATTGCCCTAAAATTTTACTATATTTGAATTAATCCTTACAAGCTGGGATATATCTGCGGTCGTGGATAGGGGCGAATAGGCGGTAGTCTATAAGGAGTTTTGATTTTTTCACTAAACATTTTTTATCATGCCGAATAGAACGGATGCTAATTTAGTGAAGGCTCAAGCTAAACTTCTTGCTAAGTTTCAGTCTTCCGAATTACGCTTTAGATTTCCAGCTACGTACTTAGCTTTCAAAACAAGTACACCAATCATGTTCCCAAACTACGTCGAATTAAGAGGTAGAGAAGATAGGGTTATTGAAACAAACTACAAAGCAAGAACCTCAAGAGCATTGGGTTTAGGTGGTCGTACTCACAACCATACAGGACCTAAAGGGGATACTGCCTTAATGACCCCTGCCTGGAGTACTTACGACGATAAATTCAATATCTCGTTGAAGCAAGCTGATAATAGCTTGTACAATCTTCAAGAACAACTTCAAAGTGAATTAGAAAATATCGTAGCTAATTTTGCTGAAGGATACGAAACGCTAGCTACCAACTACGTGTTTGCCAATCGTTCAGGAGTAAATATTGACACATCTGGAGAGGGAATTTTCAATGGAGCAAACCAATCTTTTGAGATTACAGAGGCTACTGAAGGTGATCGATCTATCCAGATTACTAAATCAGTAATGCATTCCAATAAGTACACTGGAGGTTATGTTGTGTTTTGCGACACTAAGTCCTTCAATAAGTTTGAAGCGGATGCAGCTCAAGGTGCTGGAAACTCAACTAACCTATCTTTCCAATTCAACAATGTCACCTATGTTCATTCTGTTGAATTAGGGGCTTTAGCTGCTGGCTTAGGTTATACAAAAGGTTTTTGGGTGGCAGTTGAGCCTGGAACTTTCGGCGTTCTTCCATGGGTTCCTAAGCAGAACCGAATGGGGGTAAACACTAAAGTAAACCAATACAGTTTGATTAGCAATCCTGTTGACGGAGAGTCTTACGCTGTTCATACCTATGAGGATCGAGCAGATGACACTGCTAACAACGGATATACTCAGGATGTTGTTACTCAATATGAAATCTCTCAAGACATTTCATTTGTACACGCACCACTTACTACTGCAAACGAAACAACATTCCAGGCATTCAGCCTAGTTTAATGTTCGTTAAACAGAAAATAGAAACAGGTTTATTTGGGTCGGTAGGTTTTAGACAGCCTATCGACCCGAGTTACCCTATTTTGGATTCAGGTAACATCGAGTCTAGATCTGGGTATTATGTGAACGATAATCCTTTTGCGTCTGTCGAGAATTTAAAGGATACTCAAGACTACAAGGACGCCGATGACTCTCAGTTTAACACCTACTTATCGAACATTCAAACATCAAGTATCGCGAATGTATGTAATCAGGTTTTCAATGATTACGACTTTATCGATTCTCAGGTTCTATACAAAAACGCAATGAATAAGGTTAATGTAGAGACCTTACCAGACGGGTTTGTTGGCTACAAAATAAGAATCACAGACGAGAAAAGCGTTGCGTTTAAGATTAGCAAGGTATTTCTTGATTTTCAAGGAACCGGAGATGTTGAACTACTGTTGTTTAACTCCAATAAACTAACCCCATTATTTAGTGAAACAATTACAATATCCTCAGATCATCAAGTAGAGGAGCTGAATTGGGTCATTGATGACTCAAACGACACCTATAAAGGCGAGTATTACCTTGGGTATAACACTCAAGGATTAACTGTTTCGCCATTCAAAAGAGACTACAACAATTCCGATATCATGAGTTCGGTAACTCATTTAGGGATTGAAAAAATATCCGTACCCAATCACAATACAAACACATTGTTTGATCTAACCAAGCAATCAGGACTAAGTCAAACAACCGGAATAAACCCCTACATACAAGTCTATGATGATTTCACTGATGTAATCATTCAGAATCAAAACTTATTCAGTAGAGCAATTTACCTGGATATGTGTGTATCTGCAATTACCCGGTGTATTAACTCAAAGCGATCTAATTACAATGAAAGAAACGCAGATCGTGACTTGAAGCGAATGATTGCCGAGGTTGAAGGGCTGAACACCGAAGGAGGGTTTAAGATAAAAGGACTTAAGCCACAGTTAAAGTATGAAATTTCACAGATAAGGGAAGAATTAAAAAAACTCAAGGAGGGTTTTTTCATTGATGGACTAGAGGTAATTACATTGGATTGATGGCATTGATTTTAAAAGATAACCCCGTTGGAGTCGATGCTAAAATCGATGTAATTCAAAGAGTTCTATTTGACAACCTGCAATGGACCAATTATGAAAGCTACCACAGAGCATACATAAACCCTAAAGATGGGAAAAAGATACCTGAAGTATATGTCGGTAACGGTGAGTATCAAGAGGTGTTTTACAATGATGAATTTACAGCATCATCTCACTTCATAGTTCAAAACGACAGACGCTTTGGAGAGCTTTATCAAGCCGAAGTATCGTTGATATTTCACGCGAATCTCGAAGAATTGTATCCGTCAATTTTACATAGAGCTGATGAGGAGATGCATAGACAGATATCCTTAATCCTTGAAGATAATCAATCCATTGCTGAATTAAATAGACTGGTTACTGGAGTTGATTCAGTTTACAGGGGTCTAGACGTGTCTCGAGTTACATTCACAGACATGAGTGAAAAACACGTGGTAAGATTCGACTTAACTATTAACTATCAATACATCTGCTAATGACGAACACGATAGTAATAACAAAAAAACAAAACGACACAATTCTAGTAACTAGAGGTTCTTCATTTAGAAAGCAGCTAAGTCCTAGTTTGACAGTTTATGAAACTCCAAAAGGTGTTGATATAAGAGATTGCGACAGAAGCGCTGAAAGCTTTGATTTCGATCAGGTTTTAGAGGTTGTAAGGAAGGACGGGACAGTAGTTCCGATTAACGACAAAGCAACCCTTTTCGACGAATTATCCACTTACTTTTTTTTTAAACCAGCTGCATTTGGCGAGCCGCTGGTTCCTAGCACTAACGTTGTAAACGATTTTGCGAGTCTTCCACCATTCGGTGATCATTTAGGGGAATACTGGCAGGTTGATAATGCTACAGGCTGGAGGTTATTACTTACATATAAAGCTTCTGGAGTTTACAAAGCAGAAGTATCTGGGTGGCGTAAAATAAACGACGCTCAAGCCTTGTTTGCTGACAATCAATTCCTAGTTCAAAATTCAATCGATCCTACTAAAGGTCTCCGGTTTAGTGTTTCTTCCATTGGAACAGGAGCCCAACAAACAGCTTCTTGGAGGAATCAAAGCGGAATTGTGGCGTTTCTATCTGATCTTATTTACGGGTCTAACAAGAATTACCAAGAGAATTTAACCGAAAACTCCACTAATGGAGGGGTTCCTCTACTTCAAGTCTCTGCATCAAATATCGGGCTACCTAACGGGAGGTATGAATTTAAGTCATACTGTGAACTAAACAACTCAACAATCAATGGAACCGCAGTAGCAAGATCTACTGTAAAAGGTACAATAGTATCCGAGTCACCAATAGAACCCAAAGACAACGATAACTACTACCCCATAATGACATTTGGAGAGGTTGATGTACTTGACGGGAACATGAACGTCGATTTAGAATTCTTCAATCTAGGATCTGGAACGGCTAGTTGCAGAAATGCTAAAGTGAAATACAAGAGAATCGCTTAATGGAATTGACTTACAACATATCGCAGACGGTTAATTCTAAGGTGAATATTGATAGACTTCAGTACGATGTTGAGGATATAAGCTCAGACGTAACTCATATAAGTTCAGTTAATGGTGTTATCACTATTTATTCGTCTACCGAACTAAGTCAAGAACAAGTTTCATCTATTGGTCAAGCTGTATCTAGTCACGAAGGAAGCCCAATTCCGAAGCATCGGATCGAACAAGATACAGAAGAAAATAAGGGATTCTTAAGTATTAATTACAAAACCGAATTAAAAGACGGTATATCCTATCACCCGGTTTACACAATTAATGATGATGGGCTCTTGGAGAAGACAGAATATTTCAGAGGATTTGTTGATGAGAACAATAAAGGAGAATTAGTTCTGCAGGTAGAAGAGGTATACGATGTCAATGAAGATGTTTCGATTCCAAAATCAGCCAGAGAAGTAAATTCAAGGGAGAAAACTTGGAAGCATTACCGGACGGATGGAGTTTTAGACGAAAAGAAAAAGAAGAGGAGGCCAAAAAAATACGACACCAGGGAAAAACGACACAAAGAAGGGGTTAGAAGACGAGCAAACCTCGAAGAGCAATTGATTGACCGGGTGTCACTAGCTGGGTCTTTATCTGGGGCTTTTGTTGGGTCAAATAGTGATGAGATTAAATCAGACGCATACAATAAGCTAACAACCCTGCAGGAAACACATAGCTCATCTTTTTCAGCTTGGAGAAACAGTGGAAGAGGGTCTATTTATAATGATCTATCAAACGAATCTATTTCGTGGGTCAATATTGTTGTTCCTGACACCCCATCAACCCAGGTAAAGTGTCCCTGGATTATTGGAATGACATTAAAGGGGTATATGGTGGAAAAGCTAAAAGGAGAAATTAAATAACAAACAATTTTCAATAACAAATAAAAACAGATAAAAATGGCAACAGCTTGCACATGTAATGTAGGATTAGGGAACACAGGTTCTCCAAACTGCATACCGTTAATGGACGCTGCATTGTTCTTCATTGCAGTGCCTTATTTTAGAGCCGACGGGTCGGTGAATGGGATCGACTTATCAACTCTGCCGGGAGGGAAATTAAACCAAACCTTTTTGGACGAACAAATTCGAAACGCTGATGATCAGGAAAGATGGAGAATTCTTCCTAGAATGAAAAACGTAACCGACGAAAGAGGAGACGATATTACAGAGGATTTCGATGATCAAACATCGGTATTTATCCAGCAAGGAATTCGATCAGTAAGCGCCTTAATGCTTAAGCAAGGACCAACGTTACTTGGTATTCTTGAAGGCTTTAGATGTGCTTCTGTTGGATTGTTCGTGGTTGATAAAAGCTTCAATTTAATTGGAAATTGCTCACAAGACGGATTCTTGAATCCTATCAGAGTTTCAGACGAGACATGGTCTCCAATGTTGATTAAAACAACCGACACTACCAAACAGAAGATTCAATTGAATTTCCAATGGGACATTTCAGAACAAGACAAAGACTTGGCTCAAATTGGGGCGTCCGACATCACAGCAAACTTATCGAATGCTAGAGCAATGATTGACGGTGTAGTTTCATTAGCAGTTAATTCTGCAACACAAGATTCAATCACGCTGACATTGAATACCCTTTATGGAGATAAATTAAATCCAATTCCAGCTGCGGGAATGACTAATGTTAGTGATTGGAGCCTGTTTAATAGAACTACTTTATCTCCAATGGCTGTAACGTCTGTTAGCGTTGCAGGTGACAACTCTTACACTTTGAATTTCATTGCTGAAAATATCGGGGATGTAGTTGAGATTGAAAGCGGGCAAGTACCTGGGACAATTGTTTCGTCGATCTACAATAAGATATACGATATAACTAAGTATTCACACACACTTACAGCGTAATGAGTAAGATACAAACAGAAAAGACAGTGGGTAATTTATCTATTCGAACTGAAGCCCTCGCTAAGATGACTGAAGCAACTTTTAGGGAGAAATTTTCAGGAAAAGTAGAGAACATTAATGCTGTCTGGGAGGAGTTAAAACCCTACGCTAAAAAAACAACAAAAAAAGGGACAAACGAGTCTCGCGCTAAGAAAGGTGACACCCCCTCTTAATTGAGGGGGCTTTGCCCGTTGTTATG